TCACCAGCCGTCCCCTCGAACTCGTTGTAGATAATTCGGACTTGCGATGCGGCAGAACCGAGGTGAATGAAGGCCCCGGTGCTGGTAATGTTGTTCTCTCGGATGGTCAGGTTCAGCGCGCCGAGCACGAATGATGCATCAACCCCCGTGTTCAGGCCGGTGATTACGTTGTTCGCGATGACGATCGTGTCCCCGGCGTTCTGGAGCAGAATGCCGCCGAAGATGGTGTTGTCTCGGATCGTGGACGTGAAGAATCCGTTGGTGATCGGTGTCGGGTTCGTAGAAATGATGCCCTTGCCGCCGAGTGGGCTGATGTAGAGACGTTCAATGATGAGCCGGTCAATTGCGAAGTTGGTGGTATCGACGTTGATGGCGTGGCGTCCTGGTGTGCCAGACTGCGGCGCGATATCGAAATCGGCCAGCACAATCCCTTCCATCTTGGCCGTCCCGACAAGCCGGATCACATCCGTTGAGGCGCCCACCGTACTCTTGACCAGCAGAAACGTGTTCGTCATCCCGGCGCCTCGCAATACGAGCGGCTTGCTGATCTTCAGGAGTTCCGTCCCCACGCCGCTGAGCACGTAGCTGCCCTGCGGAAGCGTGACTGTGCTGCCAGCCGCTACTGCATCCAGGGCCGCCTGAATCGCCGCCGTGTCGTCCGCTACCCCGTCTCCGACAGCGAAGAGGCAGCCGGTCGGGGAAGGGATGCACGCCTTCACGTTGATGAAAGTGGCGCGAGAGCCGGAGCCGGGCTGCACCCATTCTGGAGGGAGCGGCGCCTGCGGACCGAAGCGGATCGGTCCGGCGCCAGCTTGTGCCAGCAGCACCGCGAGGAGGGCGATCACTTCTGTGTCCCAGTGGTTACGCGGGCATCAAGCGTGCCCGAAGTCGTCACTCCGTATAGGATCTGGTTGCCGATCAGGTTGTCGAAACTGATGCAGTCACCGGGCCGCAGCGGCATCCCGCTCGAGGTGGTCACGGCTGGATCGAAGGACCAAGAGAGGATCTTCGAGGCGTCGACATTGCACAACATCACGAAGTGTGGAGTGGCCGGGACGAGCGCGGTCGCGATTGTGCCGACGCTGACCGTGACGGCCGGCTTGAACGAATAGGAGGCCGCCGACACGGCGAAGGCCAGTACGAGGGCTGCGAGGAGCTTGCGCATGTGTTGGTTCTCCTATGTGATGGAAGGCGTTGCCGGCGCGAGCACTTCGTTCCCCGAGAGCACGACGAGCAGTCTGTCCCCGCCGTCCGCCATCGACTCCCGGACCTTGCGCGGCACTACGATACAGCCATGACTTGCTGCTCCTGGCGCCGATATCGAATCCCCGTGAACGAGAAAGCCGCTGCGCCCGAACGTCTCCGTCCCGGTCAGCGGCAGGAGATGGATCGCCACCGGCCCGTGCGTTTCGTCCTTGGATTCGTCGCCGATCAGGTAAGCCCCGCGCGGGATAGGCCCGAGCCCCGGCCTCCTCTCGGACACAGGATCGTTTCGCGCCTCGCCGAAGCCGCTGTAGCCAGTAGCGACGAGGGTGTCCTGGCCGGTCGTGGAGTGGAGAAGGTGGCCGGTACGCTGGTAGTAGATGTACATCATGCCCGCGCCCTCGCCGCCCTGCGCAGCGGCCACAGCCGCTCAGGCAGGCCCGGAGGCCGCGCATACCCCTGCGGCTTCGGGACCGGCGCCGGTTCGGGCAGATCCACGTCCCACTTCTCGCCGCTCGCGCACTTGCAGATCAGATGCCTCGGAGCCTGACACGCCACCGCGACCGAGAACGGCGCGCAGGGCAGCGCGCAGCGAAGCAGGTTGTCGATGAACACCGCCTCGACTTGGATGGGCTTCCTCTCCGGAGCCACGCACGCGCTAAGCGCAACCAGCAGAAGTAGGCCACCAAGCCGAATGCCGCGTAGGGCAAGTCTCGTAGGCGGATGCGCATTCATGGTCTCGGCCCCGGGCAATCTCCGGGGAATCCGGCCCGACACTTCAGCAGCCGCACGTCGCTCTTGATCTCCAGTACCTGCAGGCGCACCACGTCGATCTTGGCATCGATCTCCTGCAGCTTCTGCACGACTGTCGGCACCGTCTCGGTGTGCATCGCACCAGCCGTGAAGTAGCCGCCGACGGCGCTGCCGATGAAGACCCCACCGATCACGACCTGCTTGAGCGTGGGCAGCGTCACAGGATCCCCCGCAGCTTCAGCACCAAGGCGATGCCTCCGGCAACCATCACAGCGAGACCGATCCACAACAGCGGACCGTGCAGGAAATCGAAAGACTTCTTCTGCTCGGCCGACGCCCTAACCTCCGAGTCGCCGCGCTCCTGCGATTTCGCATCGGCCACGGTCGCTGTCGTGATCGCGCCCTTCTCCTCGACGGTGACGGTGCGTCGGAGAAGTGCCCCGTTCACCCGGACTACAGCCGGGGCCACGCTGCTAGCATTGGGGTCCGGTGTCGCCGCAATCTGTACCTGCGGCGCGTTCTCTGGCGGCGCAAACTCCTCCACCGTGGTCGTTACCCTGCCCGGCGCTTCCTCGACGTGCGTCTCCACGCGGCCCTGCGTGTCCAGCGTCTCAGCCGCCGTGGCGGTCAGATGTGATTCGCTCTGGGAGGTCGTCTTGCAGGCAGCCAGAAGGCACACTGCGAGTATGAGAACCGGACGGCCTAGACCCTCACCAGCCCCCGCCGCGTTGCTGTACGGGGCCCTAATGCGGCCGATCATGGCTTCCGCCTGCAGGACCGGGCACAGTTCCCTTCCCAACGGTCCTTCGCCTTCGCGGCGCGCATACTCTGCCACCGCATGTTGCTCGGTGTGTCGCGCCCGCAGCATTCGAGCGGGCAAACGTGATCCACGACGTACCCGGTGCAGCGCAGGCGGCTGCCTTTGTCGGGTCCGGCCGGGCAAGAATGTAGCATCCGGAAGGCACGTCGCGCCGACGTAGAGCGGTGCGGGTGAGGGCACGGCGGCGCGGCGAGCGCGGCGGCGAGCAGCAGGATGAAGATCATTGCGGGTCCTTGCCGGCGATCATCCCGGGCTTCTGGTTCTTCTCCCCGACGCTCACCAAGCCGCCCAGACCAAGGATCCCAGCAATCGCCAGCCGCCCGGCCCATTCGCGCAGCGTCCAGCCTTTCGCCACGTCCCAGCCAACGGACGCGACCATGATGGCGGCGCCACCGGCCCAGAGGAACAGGCCGCGAGTCCAACGGCGAGCCTTTGCCTTGTCGAACAGCAGCTCATGCAGGAATTGGCGTAGTAGCGGAATCATTGGTGTATTCCTCCTGGTTTGCGTCCGCTACGAGGCGGGGTTAGGGTGTGCGTGCCCCCAGAAAGGTCGGTCATGCGGTACAGACTCGCGTGCGTTGCGCTCGCCGCTTTGTTCGCGTGCGGCGGTAGCGAGGGCGGCTCCGCCAACACGACGCCTCCGCCACCTCCATGCACTCCGATCACCGGGACGTGGCACCTGTCGGACACCCTGACCAGCACCTCGTCCGCTTTCTGCGCCGCTGCCCTTAGGAGTAGTACGAGCGATGTTTCGCTCACCGCGAGCGGACCGAGCACCTTCACCTGGACCGAGACCGGACATCCGGGGCTGGGCAATTTCGTCGTGAACAGCAATGGCAACATCAGCGGCGTGTGCGGCGGCAACATCACCTTGTCGCTGGCCGGCACGATCAACCAGCCGACCTATCAGATCACTCTCATCGGCAGCCGATCGGTCGCCTTCGCTAACAACGCTATGAGCGGTACTTCTCAAATCACGCTGAGCACGAGTCCGACGCAGGCCGGAACACCATGCACAGGCCTCTACAGCACCTCCGGAACGAGGTAGATCCATGCTACGTATGATCGCTGCGCTCCTGCTCTGCGCCGCCTGCGGTGGCTCTCCGACCGCAGCCCCGGCTCTCAACCCGGCGTTCGCGGGCTCGTGGACCGTGAGTGCCTCTGTCACTGGTCCGGCGTTCTCGCCTACTGGCAAGGGCTTGATCTCGAACTACGACGGCACCCTGCTGCTCACGACGCTGGGGCCAACAGCGACCGTCGCGCACGTCTGCCCGGATGGTTCAGGGACCGTCACGGTCAACGGGACCGACAACGGCCCGGCCGGGTGGGATGGTGGGCAAAGTCTGATCTGTCCCGCTGTCGCGCTTGGCAACTGCGCCAGTGTTGTGCCGACACTCACCTTGGTCACGGTGGAGTTGCTGGCCGACGGCACACTGAGCGCACTCGCTGCTGGCGTGGCAGATGGCTGCGGCGCGACCAAGGCGCCAGTGTCCGTGTTCTTGTCCGGGCATCGCTAGGGGTTCAGTACGCGGCAGGCGTAGGTCCCCGACACGCCGGTCAGGGCAGCCGACCAGGCATTATCTAGGGCCAGCGTGCACGTGTTGGTGGACACCCAGCAGCCAAGCTTCAGGAGGATTGTTCCTCCATTCGGTGCCACAGGAACGCAATCTGCGCCAGCAACGGCGCCAGTCAGCGTGATTGCCGTAGTTACCTCGCCGCCTGAGCTCACGCTCCCCGGCGTCCAACTCACCGTTCCTCGGTAGCTCGCGCTGATCCCCGTGCCGGTGGCGCCGATGTAGACCTTCGCGTTCCCATCCGTGCAGAGAGTCGAAGGATTCCCGGCCACCCCCATGCACCAGGTGGAATTCGCCGCCGTGGCGTTCTGGGTGTAGGTCAGACTGCCGGTCTGATTCCAGGCCGCCGCCTGCCCGACGTTCAATGTGAGTCCGGCGCCATTCGCTGAGGACGGTTCGTAAAACTCCGCCAGGACGCTTGCAGCAGTACCGCTCTTGGAGTTGGAGATCTTGTCGGTCGCGCTGAACGTGCCCGTCACCGCAACTCCGGTGGTCGTCCACTGCTCACGCAGCGCACCGAGGATGCTCATGCGCACGTCGCCCGCGCCATTTCTCCAAACGCCACTTCCCGTCTCCGAGGTCCAGGAGAAGGCCGGAGCTGCGAGCGTGCCATCGATCCCGCGCACGCTGGCTAGGAAACCTCCGCGTCCTGACCTGTCGGCGCTGTTCGTAATTTCAGTTTCTATGTCAGATAACCTGTTGTTAAACAATGACGCAGCGATGACTTGTCCCGCAATATAAGGACCATTAACGGCCGACATCGTGCCGGCGGAGTTGCGCGATGCCGCCGCCGGTCGCAAATAGATCGCGAACCCAGCGCCGAGCGCAGCCGCAAAGAAGGCCACCACGACGAGCACGAGGCCCGGAGTGATTCTCTTCATGTGAGTTAGCTCCTACTGTTGCGAGGCGTCCGCGAGTTGCGTAGCAGACGTGTACTTCTTGAGCAGGGCCCGGATCAGCGCCTCGATCTGGATGGGCGGGTCAGCTTCGGCCGGGGCCAGAGCCATGGCTGCCCGCTGAGCTTGAGGGGCGATTGCCGGGAAGCCACCGGCTGCACTGGAGGCGCCGCGGAGCAGCACGGCCGCCGTGGATGGGCCACGCGCACGTAGAGCATGCGAGGCCAGCGCGGTGGGGCCGGCGAGGAGCGGATTGGCGGCCGCCATTTCGGCACCGCCGGCCATCAAATCGGGCAAGGAAAAGAAGTTGCGTCGGCTCTGACGGGCCATCCCTTCGCGGGCAGCGTTGGATGCCTCGATCAGCTTGGCCAACTCCTGCTTGACGGGGACGAACTGACCACCGGCCTCTGGCGCCTGCCGGGCGATCTCGTCTTCCACCGCCTGCCGCATCATGGAGGCGGTTTCCTCGTGCGCCTGACCCACTTCGGCCGGCTGCATCTGCTTGTAGGCGGACTTCGCCATCCCTTGGAGGCTGCGCTTCAGGTCCTCCGTCTGGGAGAGGCCTAGCCGCCCACCAACGGTCGGCTTCGCGGCTCCCTGTTCGGCGGCGGATTCGTAGATGTTGGGAACGGCCGGGTTCATGGTGCCGGCGTTCATTGTCTGGGCGCGGGCGGCGTACTGCTCCGCTAGGCGGGCGGCGTCGGGGCCGGTGATTCCTTGCTTCTCAAGGTCGGCGACGATCTTGGCGTATTGCTGCCCTACTTCCTCTCTGGCCGCACCCAAGCGCTCAGTCGCGCCCGCCGAGGTTCCACCGAATCTGAAGGCCCCGCGCTTGAACGCCGCCGCCACCGCCTCGTCTGAAAGCGGCTTGGCCCTCGAAAGCGAGTTGGACACGTTGGTCAGAACCCGCCGCCCGGTGGCGAGCGCTCCGCCTTGGAGGGCGCTGGCCACGAAGGGGGCGACCTTCGCCAGTCCAGCTGTGGCGACCCCAGCTCCGGTCGCGTAGGTGGCATCCCGCAGGCCAGTCTCGCCCACATCGATCAGGTCCCGCTTCAAGTCTGGCTGCTCGTAGCCGAGATATTGATCTACCGCCTTCTGTAGTGCCCGCCCCGACATGGCCCCTAAGCCCACGCCCGCGGCCCCTGTGAGCAGGGCGCCTGGTCCGGTTGGAATGGCTGGGACCCCAGCAAGAATCGCTCCACCGACGCCTCCGGCCGCCGGGAGGGCCTTCGCGCCGTAGTGGGCAATCTTCTGCGGCAGGCTGTGTGTATCGGGCGGCTGGCGCAGGGCCTGGATCTTGCCGGCGATATGCTGCGCAAGGGGGGCGTCACCAGCGCTATCGGCAGCGGCCAGGTCCGCCATCATGTCGGCCTCGGTAGGGTCGGCCATCTAGAGTCCGTACTTCTTGCGGAGGGCCGTCGTATCGGTCGGCGCTTGCGGAATAGCCGCCGGAACGCCGCCGCCGCCCTTCGCGCCCTTGCCGGACATGCGACTCCGAATCGCGTCCAGGCCCGCCTGCGTGGCCGCCTTCCGATTGACCATATCGGCTTCGAGCGTCTGGATCGTCGCCTCCATCTGGGGAATGGTCATGTCGCCGGAGAGGAGGCTGTCCACCTCGTGGCGCTGCGAGTCAGTGACCACGCCGCCAGCAACCGCTCCGCCCAGAACCTTGCCGATCTCCTGCCCCGCAACCTGTCGGGCGGCGTTGAACTGAGTCATTCTCGGATCACCGGCAAGCTTCTGCTGGATGTACCGCATGGGCTTGTTGAACAGAGGCGATCCGGTGTCCACGATGCCCTTGGCCGTATCGAGCAGCATCCGCGAGTTCTTGAGCGCCGTGTTCTCGAAGGTATCGATCGAGTCTGACATGGCCTGCATCTTCCGCAGCGAGTTCGTGTTGGCCACGTAATCGGCCTTGTTCGAGGCGAAACTGGCGTCCGGGTACAACTCTGCCACACGATCTCTCACAGCGGAGTCGAAGCCCGCCCCCGCCCTCCCGGGCATTTTCTGATACGAGCCGCTGATCGCGAACTGCTGCGCTGCTTGGTCTACGGCCGCCTGTTTGGGAGGTCCTTGGCGCGGCGAGCCGCCGCCGCCGCCGAACGCGCCGAGGGGACCGCCAGTAGCGTGGGTCTTTACCGTGATCGGGTTTCCGTAGGGGTCGAGCAGCGTCTTCTGCTCCGCGCCCTTCAGTCCGAGGAGCAGCCGCTGATAGTCGGCAGTGTTCTGCACCCGCTGTTGTTCGGTCTGGTAGTGCTGCTCTTGGAGCGCGGTCTGCGAGGCATGCTGCGTCCCCGGATCTCCGCTCAGAGCGCCCAGCATGGCCAGCCGGTTCATTCCCTGCGGATCTGCGCCCACACCCGGAACCGGCTCGCCGTAATCTCCAGCCACCGTCTTCCCGCCCATGTTCTGCAGCGCCTGCGCATACGCCTGCCGCCCGGACGCGAGCTGGCCAGTGAGATCGCGCTGCCCCTGCATCGCGCTGCTGGCCATCTTTGCTCCGACGAGCTGCCGGACGGTGTTGGCGAGGTGCTCGAGTGGAGATGCCGCTACGTAGGTGGACCCGACGTTCGCGCCGCGGGCTGCTGGCGTGTCCATGAACTGCTGCCCGAGAGCATAGCGCTGCTGGAGCGGCTGGAGCCGCTGGCCGTACAGCCCGGCCTCCATGATCGCCCTTACCAGGTCGTTCGGGTCGGTAGGCGTCTCGTCCATACGTTACCTCAGCAGCAAGTACGCCGGCACCATGCGGTAGCCGTTCTCGTCGACCGTAACGAGATCGGGATATCGTTCTCCGAGGTCCTGGGCGATCACTCCGACGTGGACTGTGCCTTCAGGCTCCCACTTGTAACGGAATGTCGCGACCGGAACGCCCGGGAGCATCTCCACCGGATGCCGGATCACGTCATCCTTCAGGCGTTCGTCCGACGCGGCAGCCGCCGCCGGGGCGGCCGGGGCGAGCAGCGAGGCAGCTCCGAGAGACCCGCCCAATCCCATCAAACCGCCCATCGTCGAGTTCTTCCCCTGCTGCCCGATCCCGTACTTCTGGAGCGCGCCCTGATACTGAGCCAGGGCCGCCGACAAACTCTGGTCCTGGCCGAAGCCGGGCATTCCGGTCAGGCCCTGCAGTCCCTGCATTCCAGCCAGTGGGGCCATGCGAGATTGAATATCCATTCCCTGCTGTCGCTGCGCCTCCTGACCGCCGCCCTCGATCGCTCCATACTGCGCCTGCTGGTAAGCGTCGTTGCGCCCGCGGCCGAAGTTGCCGAGGGCCTTCGCGTAGGCCTCCGAATTGGGATCGATGCCCTGATTGGCCAGCCCGGCGGAGAAGTCGTGCTCACGCTGTTGCCACTGTGGATCGAGGCGCGATGTGGCGCGTCCGTAGATCGCGTCCTCCGCGTGCTGGCGGGCCTGCGCTCCGGTGTCGAGAGGGTTCGCGTTGGCCGCGCTGAATTGCTTCATCAGCGCATCGGCCCCACCCTGTAGTGCCGGATCGAGCGCGACCTGCTGCGACCACGGACCAGACGGCTGATTCTGCGCATGCTGCGCGTGGAACTGCGTCAGCATATCGCCGCGCAGCGCATCCGGAACACCCTGCGCGTCCATCTGCCGTTGGAAGTCCGCATCGGTCGGCCCCGTCTGCCCTGGCTGTCCCGGCGCCTGCGTCCACCGCGATGACGCGAATGGGGTCGTCTGATTCGGCCGATTCGCCTGCGTCTGCTGATTCGCTACCGACATGAAGTCTGGCGGTGTCGGACCGCCCTTCCCGCCTCCGCCTCCAGCGCCCATCTATGCCTCCAGCCAGCGGCAATCTTCTCGCCGCATCTCGACAACGATCAGGTCCACGCCCTTCGCCCACGCGTCCTTGAACCGCGCGACTTGCCGGAACCCGAGCCGCAGATCGAGCCGCAGCGCTTTCTCGTTCGTGGAGAGCACCGAACCGAACACGACGCCCTTGCCGAGCCCGCGCGGCGGTGCATCGAAGACGAGTCCGAAACTCGGCCGGATCAGTCTGCGAATCGCGATCGGCTCGTCGATCGCGTAGTGCATCGAGCAGGAATTCTCGGTCCACCCGTCGTAGCCGACCATTCCGACGATCCGGTCTCCGTCCACCGCCTCGAGCGCTCCGAAGCCTGCCGAGATGATGAGGTTCGCCTTGCGTGCGATCCAGCCGTAGTGCTCGGGTGGCGCGGGCCGTACCTCGATCACAACATGCCGCCTTCGGTATACGAGACATCGATCCCCGCAAGCACCGTCCGCGACCCGGCCGAGCCTGCGAACGCGACCGCCATGTCAGGTCCCATTCCCGCAGCACCGCGGGCAATCTGCTGCGTAGCGAAGTCTCCGCCGAACACCGCCGTATCGAAGAGGGCCGTGTCGAAGACGTTGGAGTTGTTCGACGGCACCGGAGACGGCGGAGTCACCTCGGTCAAGTCGTAACGGAAACGCGCCTGCTCTGCGGTCGCCAGCAGGCCACCTTCGTACAGATAGGTTGCCCGGATCTCGGAGATTTGCTTCTGTCTCGCATTCTCGCCGTTCTGGAAGCCGGTGATTCCGCTGAACTTGATCAGGCTGAACTGCGTCGCGGCCAGATTTACGTTATCGAGATTGCCGGTGCCGACGCACACCCGGCCGTCTGCGGTTCCGAAGTAGAATTTCCCGCCCCACCCTTCGGCCGAGAGAATCGGGAGATCCCGATAGCGTGACCATCCTCGAGTTCGCAGCGACATTGCGAGCTGCTGAGTCGGCTGGCCGTCCGCGACCGGCACCATCACGAGAAGTGAGGCATCTTCTGGATGAAGCCTCAGGCTCCAGCCCTTCACGGTTCCAGTCGACGAGACGAGCTTGTTGAACAGGTTGCCGATCTTCTGCGTCGCGTACTGCGAGGTGTCAGTCTGATCGGTGCCAGTGACCAGCTTGGAGAGCGGGATCACGCCGATTGAGGAGAGGATCAGTAGATCACCGCCGAAGTCGGCAGCGATGCGCCGCCCAGCCGGGACGCCGCCAATGAACCATACGCCGACGATCGCGAAAGTGGCGGCGCTATTCGGGTCGGTACCCTTGTAGATCACCACATCGCCGGAGGAGGAGATCGCGACCAGATAATCGTCGATCCCGATTCCGCCGTCGATTGTCCAACTCCACAGACCGACGAGATTGCCGCCGTGAGGGAACTGCGCGCCGAAGTCCCAGGCCGTCACCGTCCCGAAGAGGGAACGCACCGCGCCCCCGAACCACATCTTCGAGGTGTCCTTCTCGACGAACAGAACAAAGTTCTTCCAGACGGCAGTAAAGACGAACTTAGCTGGATCCACGCCGTTGATGTCGGTGGCCCCTACGCCAGCGACGATCTTCGCCCAGGTGTCCGAGGTCTCGGTATAGACGTGGTAGCCGTTCTCCTCGTCGCAGTACATGAGGAAATGCCCGTTCGCCGCGTTGACGACGCCGCGGGCCTGGCCCCATCCAGCATTACCCACCGCACTAGCGAAGGCCAGAACAGACGGCGGCGCTGCGCTCGATGCGCCCACTGAGTAGATCTGACTGCTCATGCAGGCGAACAGGCGATCCTTCGCGCCATTCGCGCCGGATCCCTGGAACGGCAGCACAGAGCGCACCGTATTGTCCGCAGCCCCGACGAGGCCAGTACACCATTCCTTGTAGCCGAGCCGGACGCGCAGCCCGTTCTCCGCGCCGATCATGTTGTAGAGGAGCGGGCAGTCCAACTCCGGCAGATCGAATCCCGGATCGACCGTGTTCAGGCCGCCGATCGGCGCTGGGATATGAATCGGCTCGGTCCGGTCTGGCCGGACCTTTCTGGCGGATGCGCGTGACAGCATTTATGTAATCGTGTCCGGGAGGTTCCAGCGGTCCAGCTTGCGAGGAGTGCCGTTCGACCGGCCCCCCAGGTAGATCATGCTCCCGGGCGAGTCCTCAGATTCAGCTGCGTACAGCGCATCATCGTAAGCGTCCTGCTCGCTCACCGTATCGAATCGCTTTTCCTTGCGGAAGTCCAACTTCAGCCGCGTCAGCATGAGGAGCTGATCGAAGAAGATCACGTCGTCTTTCAAGGTCGGCGCGTCCTTCGTGTTGCCGTTCGGGAGAATCGCCGCAGCTACGCCCGCCCACGATGTTGACTCGTATTCGTAGGCGATCGTCTGCGCCGAGCCGGGAATGGGGGAGAAGAACATCTGCCCCCGCCAGATGCGGATCATGAATACAATCGTGCTGGCGACCGGGACGGCCTTGCGGAATTGCCAGTAATCCGAGCCGACCGGGCCGCCGAGCGGGAAGGAGGTGCTGCGATTCCATCCGCTGTTCGGCAGAAGGCTCTTGAAGTCGGCCGGCAGTGCATAGCTCTCGGTCCCGTTCACGGTCGCGAACGTGTACTCCTTGCGCAGATGGGTCCAGTCACGATGCTTGTTGATGGCGACTCCGCCAGACTTGAGCAGGCGGAGGAGCTGCACGATGTTCTGGTCCATCGAAGCGTATGGGTCTACGATGTCAGCCGTGATGAGGCCCATCTCCGCAGCTGCGTCACTGATCAGGCTGGCGACCGTCGGGTAGGCCACTTTAAGCTATCCGGCGGAAGCGGCGGGCGAGGGTGGGTTCTTGAATGCGGCATATTCCTCTTTGAACGCGATCCGATCTGCGTCCGTCACCTCCCGTGTATGCACGTCCTTCTCGAGGAAGCCGCCGGAAAGCGTGACTAGCTCGGCATCCTTCTCGACAAGCTCGCCCGTCTCCGTGCCGACCTTCACCTTGCCCATCTTGAACTCGGCGTTCATCGTTTCACCTCCTTCGGGATGGAACCGCTCTTCGCCTGCGAGATCTCGAGTGCCGCGAGCCGCTCGGTCAGCGCCCTGAGCTGAGCGTCCTTCGCGTCTAGCTCGGCTCGCATCTGCTGCGTCGGCGCGCCCTTCTTCGCCGTCTCGAGGAAGTCGCGCGCGCGCTGCCGGAGGGAGGAGAACTTGCCCCCGGCGTTGGAGTCGTTCAGTTCGGCGAGCTGCTCGACCGTGTACACCTTGAAGTATGCCAGGTCTTCCACCGACGCTGGATCGATCGCCGACCAGCCTTTCAGGTCCGTGCCGATCTGCTGCTCTTCCTGGCCCGATTTGAACGCGGTCCACTCGTCGTAGAAGCGGTGAACGTCGCACTCCTCGAGCATCGGCTTGTCGTCGAGTCCTTTCCGGACCCGGCAGTTCTGGTGCATCTTCGCGCCGACTTCGAGTAGCTTCTTGTCGCAGCTCGTCGCGGGGCGCTCGACGATGTTGTCGCGGTCTCCCGGGATCTGGATGAGGATGTAGTCCACGTTCTCGTGGACCGGATGGCCTGCGCCTTCGACCTGGCTGAAGACCTTGTTGTCGTTGTCGAGGATGATCTCCCCATAGCTCTTCGCCTGATTCAGCACCGATCTGCGGCTGAACTTGACGAAGAGATTCGCATCGCTTGCTCGTCTGGGCATTTCGCCTCCGGCAAAAGAAAAGGGACGCCCCATCGCTGAGGCGCCCCCGAGTTGCGTGAACCGCTTACGTCAGGCCGTTCGCGGTCGGGTAGGCCAACTCGACATCGGTGAAACCGACGCCGGGGCCGTCCTGCGCGCTCTTGCAGACCAGCCCGTCAACGCCCTGCGCCGCCGCAGCGCGCACGGTCGCCTGGCCCGCGGTCGCCGTGACCGCCAGGCCGGCATT